ACAAGTATTTTTGATACATCTGTAAAGGGTACTAGAGTAAGTATCTATGAGGATAGAGGAAGAGATAAAGTTTCAGCAAAAGATGTTGAGGATAACTTAGTAAATGCTGCAACAGGTATTGCTTACACAACTGCCGATATCAATACCACAACTAGAGATACATCATATGACCCTAACAGAACTTTTGGGTACTGTCCCTCAGACCCACTTGCACAAACATTTCTAGTTCAAGAATTTGGTGGTTGTTTTGTAACAAGTGTAGATTTATTCTTTGCATCTAAAGATAATACATTACCTGTTTGGGTTGAAGTTAGAAATGTTGTTAATGGATATCCAGGCACGAAGTTATTACCTTTTGGAAGAAAGGTCTTAGAACCATCTGATATAAACGTAGATGCGAATACAGCATCATCATCAACAACCTTTACATTTGACTCACCAATTTATGTGCAAGAGGGTCAAGAGTATTGTTTTGTAGTTATGTCAAATAGTTTAGATTATAAAGTTTGGATTTCTCAAATGGGAGAAACAGATGTAAGTGGAACAAAGAGAGTTATATCTGCACAACCACATCTAGGAACTTTATTTAAATCTCAGAACAATAGAACTTGGGATGCAGTACAATCACAAGATATGAAGTTTACAATGAATAAGGCTGTGTTTGATGTAACTTCATCAACAGTTTCATTAACTAACGATAATATCTTAGAATCAAGAACAATTGAAGAGGGTTCTTCTACTCCTGTTTATGCAGAAAGACTTCTTGCAAATCCAATAACAATTTCTAACTCAACCACAAAGGTAAAAGTAAATCACAGAAATCATGGTATGTATAGTACCAGTAACAATGTTGTTATCACTGGTGTAACATCTGATATATCAACGACACTTGCTACAAATGCGTTAACAACAACATCAACCAGTTTGATACTTACCTCTGCAACAAACTTTCCAAGTTCTGGAACTGTACACGTTAAGATATCAAATGAGATAATCTCTGGAACTATATCTGGAACTACAATTTCTAGTTTGACTAGAGGTGTTGGCTCTTCAGATGCAGCTGCACACGCAGTTGGTGATACAATAGAGTTGTATATGATAAATTCAGTTCCTTTAACTGAGATAAACAAAACACACACTGCAATTGCAGACATAGGTATAGACTCATATACAGTTTCTATATCATCTACACCATCTGTATCTGGTACATCTGGAGATGTAGAGGTTGGTGGAACAGCTGTTTATGCAAGTGCAAATTACAGATTTGAACTTATGCAAACTGCAATATCGACTCTTGAGTTAGACGATACAACTATTGATGCAAAAGTTAGAACAACGTCTGCAACAAGCCCTAGTGGTTCTGAAACATCTTTCTCAACTACTACATCTACAAATGCAAAAGGATTCCCACTTGGTGAAAACTTTGTATTCGAAACAAGTAGAATGGTTGCATCACAAATTAATGAAACAAATGAATTGTCTGGTGCAAAATCTATGTTCATAGATTTGACATTATCAACCTCAAACTCAAACATATCACCTATCATTGACTTAGATAGAGCATCTGTTAATTTAGTTGCAAATAGAATTAATAATATTGATAGTTCTTCAGACATATATCCAACCACAGATTTTAACGCATCAACTGAACCAGATGGTGACAACAATGTTGCAATATATATGACAAAAGGTATAGCACTTGAAAATCCAGCAACATCAATTAGAGTATTCTTTGCAGCTGCAAAGAAGAACAATGCAGAGATAAAAGTTTTACATAAAACTCTAGGTTCAGATGAATCTATAGATTTTGATGAGAAAGCATTTACATTCTTTAACACCACAGGAACTACGGACTCTACAGTAAGAAATTCACTTTCTGACTCTGACTTCCAAGAGTATTCGTTTACCGCTGGTGTTACTGATGATGGTATCGGAGAACCATTACCAGAATTTTCACAATTTCAAATCAAGATAGTGATGCAAAGCACAGATGCAGCTAACCCACCACTCATCAAAGATTTGAGAGTATTAGCATTGGCGACATGATGAGTGAGTATATAAAAGTACAAGGACACGCTAACTTAGTAAGAGATTTAAATACTCATGCAATTATAAATAAGGATAAAAATGCATATCTTATCGCAAAAAGAAGAGCAGAGGAAGCACAAAGACAACGAGATGAGATAAGAGGTGCATCAAGAGAGATAAATAATTTAAAATGTGAGATGCATGAAATTAAGAGTATGTTAAAAACATTATTGGAAAGAGACTAATATGGCAATATCAGCAACCCAAATCGCAACAAGTAACACACTTGAGAATTTTAGACAACAATATAACAACCTACAAACAGATGTTAATGGGTTGGAGTCTGGAACTCTCACATTCAGTTCAGTTAGTGCAACAACACTAGGAACATCTGCATTGAATATTTTAGAGGACGGAACAATCGTTTTCGAAGGTGCAACAGATGATGCTTATGAAACAACCTTAACAGTTACAGATCCTACTGCTGACAGAACAATAACACTACCAAACGCAACTGGAACTGTACTTTTATCTGGTTCATCATCTTTAACAGTCGCTGATGATGGAACTATAGGTTCTGCATCCGATACTGATGCAATTGCAATATCTTCTGCTGGTGTTGTTACATTTTCTGCGACTACAGAAAGTTCGTCTGCAACAAATGGTGCAGTGGTAATAACTGGTGGTTTAGGTGTTGCAAAAGATGTATCAATAGGTGATGATTTAAGACTTCTATCTGATAGTTCAGTATTGTCATTTGGTGCAGATAGTGATGTCACAGTGACACATGATGCAGATGATGGTTTGGTACTAAAATCGACTGCAACTGGAGATGATAATCCTTTCTTACTAACATTACAAACTGGTGAAACAGATATCGCTGCTAACGATAAGTTAGGTGTGATTGACTTTCAAGCACCAGATGAAGGAACAGGAACAGACGCAATATTGGTTGCTGCTGGTATCGAAGCGATATCAGAGGGTGATTTTAGTTCTAGTTCAAATGCAACTAAGTTAAGTTTTAAAACTGCATCCAGTGAAGCGGCTGCAGAAAAAATGTCATTAAGTTCTGCTGGACTACTTACTGTGTCTGGTAAAATAATCACAGATGACACTACTGATGCAACAAGCACAACTGATGGGTCATTACAAACTGATGGTGGTTTATCAGTTGCAAAGGATGCTGTGTTGGGTAATGATGTCCTACTATTATCAGACAGTGCAGTGTTAAAATTTGGTGCAGACTCAGATACAACACTAACTCATACAGATGGTACAGGATTAACTTTAAACTCTACAAATAAATTATGTTTTAATGACGCTACTCAATTTATACAAGGTGTAAGTGGAACAGTATTAGATATTGCTGCTACAGACGAAATAGAATTAACTGCTACATTAATTGATGTAGTTGGAAATTTAGAAGCTTCTGGAACTGGTACTTTCGGTGGTGTTCTAAAAACAGATGACACTACTGATGCAACAAGTACAACTGATGGTTCACTACAAACTGATGGGGGATTGTCTGTTGCAAAAGACGCTGTTGTCGGTGATGATCTACTTTTATTATCAGATAGTGCAGTATTAAAGTTTGGTGCAGATTCAGAGATAACAGTAACACACGTTGCAGATACAGGTCTTAACATAAAACATACTGCAACTGCTGATGATAAACCCATCATCTTAACTCTCCAAACTGGTGAAACAGACATGGCCGCAAATGATGTCATGGGTGCAATAAGATTTCAGGCACCAGATGAAAGTACAGGAACAGATGCGATATTAGTTGCAGCTGCAATTCAAGCAGTTTCAGAGGGTGACTTTAGTTCAAGTGCAAACGCAACAAGATTAGAATTTCATACTGCTGCTTCAGAAGCTGCAGCTGCAAAAATGACATTATCTTCTGCTGGTGTTCTTGATGTTGATGGTGGTATAACAGTAGACAACATAACCATAGATGGAACAGAAATTGACTTATCCTCTGGTGATTTAACAATAGATGTTGAAGGAGATATCCATTTAGATGCTAATGGTGGTGATGTTACCTTTAAGGATGATGGAACGATTATTGGAAGATTCTCAAATTCTTCTTCAGATTTTATAATTAAATCAATAGTGGATGACAAAGACATGATATTTAGAGGAGAAGATGGGGGTTCTCAGGTAACTGCACTTACTCTTGATATGTCTGCTGCTGGTGCGGCCACATTTAACAACAACGTAACTGCGTTCTCAGATGAAAGATTAAAGTCTGACATTAAAACACTAAAAAGTAGTCTTGAAAAAGTATTACAAATGAGAGGTGTTTCCTACACAAGAAACGACAATGTAGAGGGTGGTGAACAAATCGGTGTTATCGCACAAGAAGTTGAGAAGTTATATCCTCAAGTTGTTTTAACAGCAGATGACGAACAGGGAACTAAATCAGTGGACTACGGAAGACTTACTGCTGTATTGATAGAGGCAGTAAAAGAATTATCTGAGATAGTAAATAGAGACATACTAAGTCTTAAAAAAGATATGGATGCAATATGTCAACATCCATTATGGCAAGAACATCAAAAGAAAGGTGAATAATAAATGGCACTTCAAAACTCTGGAGCAATTAGTTTAGACGATATCCATGTAGAGGCTGGTGGAACATCTGGAACATCTGTTAGTATAAATGACTCAGATATTAGAAGTATGATATGTAAATCTTGTGGTGCTACGGCGGACTTTGGTGAATATTATGGTGCGACTTCTACCACATATATTGAAGGGGCTGGAGGAACTACTAATACTTCTGGTAATTTTAAATTTCATATTTTTAACTCATCTAGTAACTTTGTCATTAATGCGGCCGCTACTGGTTGTGCTTCTACAACTGTAGATTATATCGTAATCGCTGGTGGTGGAGGAGCTGCTGGTAGTAATGGTGGTATTGGTGCAGGCGGTGGTGGTGCTGGTGGATATGCTACTGGAACATTCACAGGTAATACTGCTACTCATGGTGTGACCATTGGTGCTGGAGGTAATAATGGTATTGGATTTGGAGATAGTGGAGTTAATCCAGGCAATAATGGTAACGATTCAGCTTTAGGAAACATAGTCACTGCGACTGCTGGAGGTAGAGGCGGTAGTATGGGAGCACAAGGAACAGGTGGTCAGCCAGGGGGTTCTGGTGGTGGTGGTGCTGGTGCTGGTGGTAATCCTACTGGGTCAGGTGGTGAAGGAACAACCAATCAAGGAAATGATGGTGGTTTTCAAGTATCCCCACACGTTCCTGATGATTCCAGTGGTGGTGGTGGAAAAGGTGCTGCTGGGTCACAGGCGAGTAGTCCACAATATCCATCAGGTGCCGCTCCAGGCGGAGCTGGTTCTACCACAGGAGATGCAAATGGGCCAGGGGAGACTAGAGGTGGTGGCGGAGGCGGCGGTGGTCGCTCTGCAACATCTAGAGCTCAAGGTGGTTCTGGTGGCGGTGGTCAAGGTGGTTTCTCACACATAAGTGGTGGTGGTGATCCTAGTCCTGGCTTAGTTGCTGTTGCAAATCCTGGCGCTGCTAATACTGGCGGTGGCGGAGGCGGTGGTGGATGGAGACTGCCATGCAGTTCAAGAGGTGGTCAAGGTGGCTCTGGTGTTGTATTAGTTAGATATCAATATCAAGGTTAATAGTCATGGGACACTATGCAAAAATAGACAGTAATAATATAGTTACACAAGTTATAGTTGCAGATGCATCTTATATTAACTCTCTGTCTGACAGTTCTTCATACATAAAAACAAGTTATAACACAAATATGGGTAAACATTATCAACCAGACTCTACTGGTAATACATCTCTTCAAACAGAAAGTTCTGATCAGAGTAAATCATTAAGATTTAGATTTGCTGGTGTTGGAATGTATTATGATAGTACAAATGATGTTTTCTATGAGCAAAAACCACCAGATAAAGATGGTGATACTTGTAATTCTTGGACTTTGAATACGTCAACATGGACATGGGAAGCACCTATCACAATGCCAACTTTAACAGATTCCCAATTTGCAAACCAAAAGATTTGGGTGTGGGATGAGAGTGTATATCAGGCTGATAATACTCAAGGGTGGGTTCTGGTAGATGGCCAACAGTAAAGTTACACATTCTCAGTAAATTATAAATATCATATAAAGAGGATTTATTGATGTCGAAAAGTGTAACAGATGAATTGAGTAGTCTTTTTGAAAAGTTAGAGTTTGTTGCGAAAGAGTCTAAACTTGAAGAAAAAAAAAGAAAAGATTATGTTGAAACCACAGAAAAAGATTTATCTAATCTTTTTACTGAATTAGAAAAAGTATCTCAAGAAACAAAAAAACCAGACGAGAATGGTAAAGATAAACTCAATGAATTTGCAAGTTTATTTGAAAAGATTTCTCATCAAGAGGAGGATGAACTAAGAGAACATATTGAGGAAGAATACCCAGAAGATTTACCAAATGATGTAGAGTTAACACCAGATGATGATCCAACTGATGATGTAGAGTTAACACCAGATGATGACCCAACTGATGATGTGAGTGGTAAAGACTCATTAGATGGTTGGATAAAAAAAGATGTTGATGATAATGATAAAAAAGTTAAAGCAATTGAACAACTCTTTGCATCTCTAAAAGATATATCCATAGACGAACCTATAAAACAAAATATTGTTGAAAAAACACTTAGTCCTATAGAAGAGATTGAAAAGTTAATAAAATCAAAAAAATCCAAAAAATCTAATACAATCAAAAAGGCCATAATCTCTACGGATGAACAAAAGTTCATGTCTAAAGTTTTAGATGATATTGATAAAATTTCACCAGAAGAAAAACCAATAGATGTCAATGAACAAAGTTTTCCAAACTCCATAAAAGATAGTTTACTAACTCCAGACGAAAAATCAAAACAAAGAAAAGCAACACAATCAGAGGATAGTATTACTAGACTACGCAAAGAGTTTGAACAGTTTAGAACTCTTATACAACTTCAACTTGAGTCTAGACAAAACGCATTTTCAGGTGGTGGTAGTGGTGAAGTTAAAATACAGAACATGGACGATATTGATATTGACACTGTGTTAGTTGATAAAAATGTTTTGAGATATAATGCAACAACTGGTAAGTTTGATGGTGTTGCACTGGAAACAGAGGATTTGATTTTAGAAACTGGTAGTGCAATTTTATTAGATGGTACAGACTCAGATGGTTCAGACGCTGAAAGTAGAATAGACTTAGAGGATGGTACTTTTGGTGGCACAGTAGATTTAAGTGGTATTACTCAAGATATTGTACCAGATCAAACAAATACAAGAAACTTAGGTTCTTCATCTAAAAGATTTAAAGAATTGTTCCTAGCAGGACAGACAATTGACTTGGGTGGTGCAACCATATCTTCAGATGGAACTGGAACAGTATCAATTTCTTCAGATGGAGTTACACTTCCATCAAATTCTAAAGTTGGTTCAGACACCATTGCTAAGGCTGGAACAAATGGTAAAACATCAATTGATGTTGATTTTTTCAGTAGAGCTGGTGGAACATCAACAGCAAACGCAACATTCAAATTTCAATCTGTGGGTAATAGTTATGTGTTCACTGACTCTGGAACATTTACGTTAGCAGCAGGAACAGCATTAGAAGATCAAAACCCAGAGTTGTTTACATTTTAAAGGATAATTAGTATGGCAGATGCGGCTCCAATAAAAGCAGTTTTTAACGCAAGTAATGTTGCGACAGGTCTTGCAGAATTTGCATCATCAGATACAGTTGCACTAAGTAACGGAGGTATAGGGGCCTCACTTACAATCGGTAGTGCTGGTGAGGTTCTTAAAGTAAATAGTGGAGGAACAGCAGTTGAGTTTGGGTCACTATCAATTGCTGGATCTGCATTAACAGGTTCAACTCTTGCAAGTGGTATAACTGCATCAAGTCTTACATCAGTTGGTACACTTACTACACTTACAGTTGATAATATCATAGTCAACGGAACAACGATAGGTCACACAGATGATACAGATTTAATTACACTTGCAGATGGTGAAGTTACAATCGCTGGTAACTTGACTGTTTCTGGAACAACTGTAACCACAAACCAACAGACTATAAACGTAACTGAAGCCTTTGTATTTGAGGGTGCAACAGCAGATGCACACGAAACAACTTTTAGTATAGACGAACCAACAGCAGATAGAACAGTTGCGTTACCAGATAAAACAGGAACAATAGAATTATTAGATGGTTTAATACTAAATAGTACAGATGGTTCTGCAAACGCTGGTGATAATATAGTACAGGACACATCTGCTAATGACGGAGACAGAATACTACTTGAAGATGCAACCTCAGATGTTTTATTAGTTCTTGCATCACATGGAATAACACTATCTGGTGTAGGGTGGAACACATTCCAGTTTGATAATGACCATTCATAAGGAATAATTAAATGGCAATACCCACAACCAAATCTACATTCAAGGATTATTGTCTAAGAAATCTTGGTTTTGGTGTTATAGATATAAACGTATCTGATGCACAGGTAGATGACAGAATAGATGAAGCACTACAATACTTTGCACAATATCACTATGATGGTATTGAGAGAATGTATTTAAAATATCAAGTAACCTCTGATGACATAACAAGAGCAACAAGTGACGATACAACAACTGCGACTGATACAAAAGATGGAACTATAACTGCAACATTTAAAGAAGGTAAAAACTTTATACCAATGCCTTCTGCTGTTGTTTCAGTGTTAAACATATTTCCATTTGATGACCAGGCTACAAACAATATGTTTGATATTCGATATCAACTCAGACTGAATGATTTGTATGATTTTTCATCAACATCCATTATACACTATCAAATGACAATGCAACAACTGGACTTTCTATCACACATACTGGTAGGAGAGAAACCATTAAGATTTAATCAACATCAAAACAGACTTTATATAGATATGGATTGGAATAATGATATAGCTGCAGACGAGTATCTTATTATCGAATGTTATCGTAAGATAGACCCAACAACCTATACAGATATCTATGATGATATCTACCTCAAAAGATATGCAACTGCACTTATTAAAAGACAATGGGGTGCAAACCTTTCTAAGTTTAATGGAGTACAACTACTTGGTGGTGTCGAAATGAATGGTGCAGAAATATACTCTCAAGCAACAGAAGAAATACAAAGACTAGAAGAACAGATACAACTTGCGTTTGAAACACCAATAGATTACATGGTAGGTTGATATGGCTGTCAACGCAATATTCAAAACAAACAATCTTGCATCAATACAAGCAGAAAGAAATCTGTATAGTGATCTGATCAAAGAAGCAATACAGATATATGGACATGATGTGTACTATATGGACAGAACTTTGGTTGCAAGAGATAATGTTTTGGGTGAGGACTCACTTAGTAAGTTTACTGCACAACATCCCATAGAAATGTATGTCGAAGATGCAACTGGTGGATACGCTGGTGAAAGAGAACTAATATCTCAGTTTGGATTAGAAAACAGAAACGAGATAACCTTTGTTGTCAACAAGAAACGATTTCAAGAACTTGACAGTCAGATTACATTAGAGGACGGAACTGGAACTACAGGTGGTTCTCTACAATTAGAGGCTGGTACGATAGACCAAAGTGCAACTTCATCTAGATTAGAAACTCAAATAACACAAAGTTTTGTAACTCTAAGTGGAACTGATAGTTCATCCACTGATGAAGATGATAAGATAATGTTAGAAGATGACAATACATCTTTCATACTATCAGAAGAGAGTGGTAGTGAGTTTTATCTAATCAACGATAGTGCAACCACAGATGCAGACAGACCACTAGAGGGTGACCTAATATATTCACCAATACTTACTAAACTATTTGAAATTAGTTTTGTTGACCATGATGAACCTTTTCATCAACTAGATAACAATCCTGTATATAAACTTAGATGTAAACAATACGAATATAGTTCAGAAGCAATAGATACAGGTATCACAGTTCTAGACAATATAGAAACTGATCTGTCTACAAGCACTGCACAATATCAATTTACTTTGGAACAATCATCAACATATAACGAACCAGTTGCGATTAACGATACAGTAAATACAGTTGGTACATTACTTGATGAAACTGATAGTGATAATATTATTATGGAAGATGAAACAACATCTGCTGGTGAGAACATACTACTTGAAAACGCAGCTGATAGTGGTGATAAATCCTACTTGATACAAGAGGACTATATAGTAGGTGATGCAAGTACAACGACTACGGACTTAGATAAGTCTGCACAAAATGAATTATTTGATCAATTGGATGATGATGTTCTGGATTTCTCAGAAACAAATCCATTTGGTGATGCTGGAGGAAATTAATGTTAGGACAACAATTTTACCATGAGACAATGCGAAAAGTCATTATTTCATTTGGTACACTATTTAATAATATAAACTTAGTAAGAAAAAATAACAGTGGAACTGTGATACAAACAATGAAAGTTCCACTCGCATATGGCCCAAAACAAAAGTGGTTATCAAGATTAGATGCAGATGCAAGTCTAAATACAAAAGTCGCAATTACATTACCACGATTAGGATTTGAGATACAAAATCTTGCGTATGACCCTGTAAGAAAACTTAATCGTGTACAAAAGTTTAAAAAAGTAAAATCTTCTTCTGACGATGCAAACAAACTAGACTCTCAGTTCATGCCTGTTCCATATAATTTGGACATAGAAATGTATGCAATGGCAAAGAACTCTGATGATGCATTACAGATAGTTGAACAGATACTACCATTCTTTCAACCAGACTATACACTCACAATCAATGACATGGCAGACATGGGTATTAAACGTGACATACCAATAGTATTAAATAGTGTGAGTTACGAAGATAGTTATCGTGGTGATTATGCAGAGAGAAGAGCGATTATCTATACTCTTGCATTTACCTCAAAGTTTTATTTGTATGGCCCTGTCACTTCTGCAAAAGTTATCAAAACTGTACAAGTTGACCAGTATGCAAATCTACAAGACCAATCTCCAAAAAGAGAACAAAGATATACAGTTTCACCTGACCCAATCACTGCTGACTCAGATGATGATTTTGGTTTCAATGAAACTGTTTCTTTCTTCCAAGATGCAAAAGACAGAGACTCATCAACTGGTACGGATAAAACATCAACTAATAATTAATTATGAAAGATGCAGAGAACATACTTGATGAGGTTCTTGGTGTTTCAGAACCTATACAGAAAGAGGTTGTTGTCAGCGAACCTGTACCTAAACCATCTGATGATTTAGATGATGTTGATGCAGATTACAAATATCAAAGAGATAACTTTTACAATCTTATAGAAAAAGGTCAGAATGCAATAGAGGGAATACTCAATGTTGCAAAGGAGTCTGACCATCCAAGAGGTTATGAGGTCGCTGGTAATCTAATCAAACAGGTTGCAGAGGTCACAGAGAAACTTGGTGACCTACAGGAGAAGATGAAGAAACTCAAAGAAGTTCCAAATTCTGCACCGAAGAATGTTACCAACGCATTGTTTGTTGGTTCTACTGCTGAACTACAGAAAATGTTAAAAGAAAAAAATGATGGAAAAAAATTTTGAAATAGATACTAAAACTTTCATAGGTGGATGGTACATTCCAAATGAAATATGTGACGATCTTATTAAACTATTCCACTCAGAAAAAAATCATTGGGAAGATGGGAAAGAAGATTGGAAAAAATTTAAAGAGATGTACATAGAACCATCTTATTTAAAAATACAAAAGTATCTAGATCATTTACAAGAGTGTTTAAACAATTATAAAAAAAGATATTGTCATAGTGACCAAGTTAGTTCTTACACTATAAAAGAAAATGTAAAAATACAACACTATAAGCCAGGTGAAGGATTTCATAAATGGCATTTTGAAAATAATGGCAAAGGTGTGCACACATATAGACATTTAGTTTTTATGACTTATTTAAATAGTTTAGAAAATGCTGGTACAGAGTTTTTATATCAGAATGTTACAACACCATGTGAAAAAGGATTGACATTGATATGGCCTGCAACTTGGACACACACGCACAAAGGTATTGTAAACAATGTTGGTGAAAAATACATCACGACAGGATGGTATAGTTTTAATGAACAACAGGAGAAAATGAAATGAAAGAATATGATATAGACTATGGTAGTTTTATTGGAGGGTGGTATATACCAGAAGAAATTTGTGATAATCTTATTGAACTCTTTCACACTGAAAAAGATCATTGGATTGATGGTTCAAACTACTGGGGTAATGAAAAAAAACCAGATTGGAAAAGGTCAACAGATGTAGAATTAGATTTAGACCATAGTGAAATGAGAGATTATGTTTATCATTTAAATATTGCATTACGTTCTTATAAGGAAAGATATCCTTACTGTGATAGTGTACACTCTTATAATATACTTGATCCCATAAAAATACAACACTATAAGCCTGGAGAAGGTTTTTATAATTGGCACATGGAAAATAGTGGTCATGATATTGTTTTACATAGACATTTAGTTTTTATGACTTATTTAAATACTTTAGACAATGCTGGTACAGAGTTCTTTCATCAAAAAACTACAACTCCATGTCATAAAGGATTAACAGTGATATGGCCTGCAGCCTGGACACACACTCATAGGGGAGTTACAAACCATGACTCAGATAAATATATCATAACAGGGTGGTGGAAATTCCATGACAATCAATGATGCAACATATCTGGGTAATCCGAATCTTAAAAAGGCTAATGTCCAACAACAATGGACAAAAAAACAAGTCCAAGAGTACGCAAGATGTATGGAAGACCCGCTCTACTTCATCCAAAATTATGTACGAATTGTATCTCTGGACGAGGGTTTAATACCATTTAAGATGTACCCCTTTCAAAAGGAAATGGTTGGTACGTTCCACAAAAATCGTTTTACAATCTGTAAGTTACCAAGACAGTCTGGTAAATCCACGACTATGATATCCTATCTACTACACTACTCACTTTTCAACCCAAGTGTTAACATAGCGATACTTGCGAATAAGGCTGCAACTGCAAGAGATTTATTAGGACGACTACAACTTGCATACGAACACCTACCTAAATGGTTACAACAAGGAGTTATGTCATGGAACAAAGGGAGTCTTGAACTTGAAAACGGATCAAAGATTTTGGCTTCGTCTACTTCTGCTAGTGCAGTTCGTGGTGGTTCTTATAATATTATATTCTTAGACGAGTTCGCATATGTTCCATCTAATGTTGCAGAACAGTTCTTCAGTTCTGTGTATCCCACAATATCATCTGGTAAAACTACAAAAGTTATGATTGTTTCTACTCCACATGGTATGAATATGTTCTATAAACTCTGGACAGATGCAGAGGAAAGACGAAACTCTTACATACCTATAGAGGTACATTGGAGTGAAGTGCCTGGTCGTGATGACAAGTGGAAAAAAGAAACAATCGCAAACACAAGTGAACAACAATTCCAAACAGAATTTGAGTGTGAGTTTCTTGGTTCTATCGACACACTTATCACACCATCTAAATTAAGAACACTCGCATATAAAACACCAGAAACATCAAACGCTGGATTAGATGTATATGAACAACCACAAAAAGACCACACATACTTCATGTGTGCAGACGTATCAAGAGGAACGAAGAATGACTACTCTGCGTATGTTGTTTTTGATGTTACAAAAGTTCCTTATCGTATCGTTGCAAAGTTTAAAGATAACGAAGTGAAACCTATGATGTTTCCACAAAAAATATATCATGTTGCAAGAGCGTATAATCAAGCATTTGTTCTTATAGAGGTAAATGATATAGGAGAACAAGTTGCAAACGCAATGCAATTTGATTTGGAATATGATAACCTAGTTATGGCATCTATGAGAGGTCGTGCTGGTCAGATTATGGGTGGTGGTTTCTCTGGAGGTAAAGCACAACTGGGGGTGAGAACAACAAAAGCAGTAAAAAAGATTGGTTGTTCTAATCTTAAACAACTATTAGAAAGTGATAAAATAATCGTTGAGGATTTTGATTGTATTAACGAACTATCTACATTTATAGTCAAGGGGTCATCATTTGAAGCCGATGATGGTTGTAATGATGATTTGGTTGCGTGTATGTTTATATTTGGTTGGGCGACAGACCAGACTTATTTCAAAGAACTAACAAACAATGACATACGAGAACAAATGTTCAAAGAACAACAAGACCAGTTGGAACAGGATATGGCTCCATTTGGATTTGTCGTTAATGGATTAGAGGATGAGAATATAGGAAATATGGTGGACGAGTATGGAACTAAATGGAATCCAATAGTTAGAAACTATGATTCTAATTGGTAATTAAACTTGAAAAACCATATTACCAGATACAGTTATTCTATATTCATCACTTGTATAAAATGGATTCACACCATGTAGTGTGTGTGCTGGAAATATAATTATTTTTCCCTCATAACTTTTATCCACATTTAATACGGATGTTTTTATAGCACTCTTGAAATATGAGGAATTACTAGGATATGCAAAGAAAAATTTAGAGGTGGTCGTTGTAGGCCCTCCAGTAGCAAAACATTTTTCCTCTTCCTCTAAATCATATGGTATGTTTACAAATATTACCCACGAAAATAAACCACAGTGATCATGCATTGTATTGTATTCATATTTTTTTTGAAAATTAACCCATGATGAGTCTATTTGCAAAGGTCTGTTTTCTGATAGAATATTTATATTTTCCCAAAAGTTTTTGAAGAAAGGATTGAAACATAAACTATCAATATATTTTTGATAATTTAAAAAATTCATATCATCAGATTTTACTAATCCTTGACGATTTTTGTTAGACTGAGTTGGTCGCATAAATATAAGATATTCTTCTTTTAAATTTCCTGCCAGATTATTAGTAAAGTCTAAGTTTTTTTTATCTTTTGTTTTAGATATAATACTTTTTAACCAATCTAATATTTCTTCTGGAACTTTGTCTCCCATAGCGCCTGCACTTGTTCTTTTATCCAGATCATTTTCCCAATTGTTCATATCTTACCTATTTTGTAATAATATCAGAATCTAACTTCTGAAAACAATTTCTACATACAATTTCGTTGTTTGATATATACTCTAATACCTCAGTTTTATCCTCAGATCTTTTGGACATAGCTCTTATCTTACGATCATCTGGGTAAAATTGTAAACAAATCAATTCTGATTCACCACAATGAGAGCAGGAGTTAGACATCAAATAATCTGTAATCCATTTATCTTTTAACAACCTGTGTCTTCTTGCAACCTTTTTGATGGTTTCTTTATATTTGTCATAATGTTCATTCATAGTATTATTTATAACTTGTAGATATAAAGGTATAGTTTTTAGAATGTTGTTTTTTATAAATATTATCAGAATAACTCAATTAATTTAATAGAGGGAGTAAAAACATGGCATTTTTAGTTTCTCCTGGCGTTAAAGTCAAAGAAATAGATTTAACAAATGTCGTACCAGCAGTTGCAACATCAATTGGTGCAATTGCAATGGCCGCTGAAAAGGGGCCTGTTTCTGAAGTAACTTCTATATCTTCAGAAGAAGAACTGGTAAAGATATTTGGTAAACCCCAAACTACAAGTAATCATTACGAAACATGGTTTACTGCGGCTAACTTTCTGTCGTACACAAACCAACTTCTTGTGGTTAGAGCGGAGTCTGGTGTACTAAACGCAACTGCTGGTAGTACAGGACTACTAATACGAAATACAGACCATTATCTAGAATCTTACTCAACAGGACAAGGTTCAGTTGGAGAATGGGCTGCAAGAGATGCTGGAACACTTGGTAACTCATTAGGAGTTTCAATATGTTCTAGTGCAAACAATTACTCACAAAACGCTGTCACAACTACAAGTGCAGAAGAGGCTGCTGGACAGACAACAATATCTGTTTCAGATGCGACTGTTTTTAGTGTTGGTGACATGGTAAACTTTGGTGAGTCTGGTGGACATGAATACGAAGTAACATCTGTTAACGATAGTGGAAGTTCAGATACCATAGTTATCAAACTAAAAGATAACGCAAATGGTGAGGGTTTACAGAGTACAGTTTCAAGTGGAACAAACATTCGTAGACGTTGGAGATTTTACGATCTGTTTGATGCAGCTCCAGGCACATCAACATATGCATCTGAAAATGACAGAGGTACATTAGACGAAGTACACATAGTTGTTTACGATACAACTGGTTCACTATCTGGTTTCAGTGTGGATGCAGACGGACAAAGAACAAACGCAGTTCTAGAAACATATGCAAACCTCTCTGTTAATAGTAACGCAAAAGGGCCACAAGGAGATAGTATCTTCTACCCAGATGTTATCTACAGACAATCACAATATGTATACTGGATGGATCATAATTCTAGTGGAACAAACTGGGGAACTGATGTAGATGGAACTCAAGAGGGTGATATATTACTAGATGGTACTGATAGTTCATCATCAAACGCTGGTGACAAACTCTTACTAGATGGTACTGATAGTGACTCAACAGACAATGGTGATAATATCGACTTGGAAGATGGTTCATCAACATACGCAGTATTAGACCTACCAACAAGAAGTGAACTTTCTGGTGGAACTGATGATTATGCACCAACAGCTGGTGAATTGGATACTGCATACAACAGATTTGCAGACACAGAATCAATAGATGTTAACTTAGTTCTTGGAGGACGAGGTGGTGGAGCTGGTGATACTTCATCAACTCAAGACACACACGTTACAATGATAACTAAGTTAGTAGAAGAGAGAAAAGATTGTATTGCATTTGTTTCTCCATATCGTTCTGCAACAGTTGGTGTTAATAGTTCAACCACCCAAACAGATAATGTCATAACTGCATTTGATTTATGTCCATCATCATCTTATGTGGTATTCGATAGTGGATACAAGTATATGTACGATAAGTACAATGACTTATTCAGATTTGTACCACTTAACGGAGACACTGCTGGACTTTGTGCAAACACAGACCAAGTTGCTGATGCATGGTTTTCTCCTGCTGGATTTAACAGAGGTAGAGTAAGAGGTGCAATTAAACTTTCTTATAATCCAAGTGGTTCAGAAAGAGATAGACTTTATCGTGCAAGAGTAAATCCTGTGGTGAACTTTTCTGGACAAGGAGTAACACTCTTTGGAGATAAGACTGCATTAACTAAACCAAGTGCGTTTGACAGAATTAATGTCAGACGATTGTTCTTGGTTATGGAAAAGGCAATCGCAACTGCGGCCAAGTTCCAACTCTTTGAGTTTAATGACGAATTTACAAGAGCTCAATTTAGAAACTTGGTAGAACCTTTCTTACGAGATGTTCAAGGCAGACGAGGTATACAAGACTTTAGTGTGGTCGCAGATGGAACTAACAATACTGGTGAAGTCATAGACAGAAACGAGTTTGTTGCTGACATCTTTGTCAAACCATCAAGATCAATTAACTTCATCACTCTGAACTTCATTGCAACTAGAACAGGTGTCGCATTTACTGAGGTAGGAGGTTAATCATGGCAAACATAGATGACTTTAAAGCAAACTTAATCGGTGGTGGTGCTCGTGCTAATCAGTTTAGGGTAACTGTAACACCACCCTCTGGAATTGCAATAGGACTTGATACAAGAAGAGCATCTTTTCTTGTAACTGCAAGTATCTTACCAGCATCAACATTAGGTGAGATTGCAGTTCCATTCAGAGGAAGAAACATTTATGTTTCTGGTGACAGACCAGCACCAGATGCTTGGACAACTACTTTTTATAATGATACAGACTTTATGATAAGAAATGCAATGGAAAGATGGCAAAATGGTATTAACGATTATGCAAATAATACTGGTGTGACATCCCCATCTGATTATCAGACAGACTTATTTGTAGAACAGTTAGATAGAGATGATACAATTCTAAAAACTTATATTTTTAGAAATGCGTATCCACTAACAGTTGGAGACATTGCATTAAGTAGTGACGAAGCTGGTGCGTTAGAAACATTTGAAGTATCTTGGAGATACCAACACTTTGAACCATCTGGCGTAAGTTTCTAAATCTAACCTACTAAATACAAGTAGTAGGTAGGAGAAATTATGGCAGAACTATTTGGTTTCAAGTTTGAAAGAATCAAAGATGATAAGGGTGGTGAGAAATTCACCGCTCCATCATCTAATGATGGTACTATTGATTTAAGTGGTGGTGGTTTTTACAGTCAAGTTTTAGATGCAGATGGTAGAGATCGCACAGAACAAGACTTAATCAGAAGATATCGTGACATATCACAACAACCAGAGTGTGACTCTGCAATTGAAGATATTATAAATGAGGGTATTGTTTCTGATGAAAGAGATCAATCAGTTTCAATAGTCTTAGATAGATTACCTTATCCAAAAAGTATTAAAAATAAAATCATGGAGGAGTTTGATGGTGTTCTTAGACTTCTTGATTTTGATACAAAAGGTCACGATATTTTTCGTAGGTGGTATGTTGACGGAAGATTATATTATCACAAAGTGATAGATAAGAAAAATCCAAAATTGGGTGTCGTAGAACTTAGATATATCGAACCCAGAAAAATCAAAAAAGTTAGAGAGTTAGTGAAACAACCAAAAAATGGTAGTAGTATTAACTTAGTTAAAAAAGTAGAAGAGTATTACCTTTACAACGAAAAGGGTATGGCTATGACAGGAACGTCTGAGGGTATTAGAATATCACCAGATAGTATTACATATTGTCCGTCTGGTTTGGTGGATGCAAACAAAGGACACGTTCTATCATATTTACACAAATCAATCAAACCTGTAAATCAATTGCGTATGATTGAAGATGCACTTGTTATCTATCGTATATCAAGAGCTCCAGAGAGAAGAATATTCTATATTGATGTTGGTAACTTACCGAAGATAAAAGCAGAACAATATCTAAAAGATGTGATGAACAGATACAGAAACAAACTGGTCTATGATGCATCTACTGGTGAGATACGAGATGACAGAAATCATATGTCTATGTTGGAAGATTTCTGGTTACCTAGAAGAGAAGGTGGTAGAGGAACAGAGATTACCACACTTCCAGGCGGTTCTAATCTTGGTGAGATAGATGATATAGTTTATTTTCAGAGAAAACTATACAGGTCACTTAATGTTCCAATCTCAAGACTAGAAGCAGAACAAGGTTTCAGTCTTGGTCGTTCCACAGAGATTACAAGAGATGAACTTAAATTTACTAAGTTTGTACAAAGATTAAGAAAGAAGTTTACACCTCTATTCACAGATATTCTGAAAACCCAACTAATTCTCAAAGGTATAATTACTCTTGAGGATTGGGATAATATGAGTCAACATATACAGTATGACTTTATGCAAGATGGACACTTTGCAGAACTGAAAAAAGCAGAGATACTTAGAGAACAAGTTGATATGTTAGGTAGTATTGAAGCATACGTTGGTACATTCTTTAGTAAAAGATGGGTACAACAAAATGTTCTTAATATGACCGACTATGAGATAGAAGATATGGAAAAAGAAATAGAAGATGAAGGTGGTGGTGAAGAACCACCAGAACAAGAAGGAGAAGATATATGAGTAGTGAAGATTTTGTAAATGCAATACAAAGTGGTAAAAACCTTGATGCAGAGAACTCTTTTAAATCTGCAATGCAAGATAAAATTGGTGCAGCTTTAGAAGTTAAAAGAAAAGAAGTTGCAAATAGTTTCGTAAAAACTGTAGTTAAGGACAATGGAGATGCCAAGGAAGTTTGATTCATTTTATACTCCAGTAACGGAAAAAGATGAACACAAAAAATCTAAGTTATATAAGAAGTTATCTCCTAAAATGCGAGATGCAGTTGATGATATTTTTGCAAAAATGGACTCTAAACCTCAAGATTTCCTAAATACTTTTGAGAAAACTATACAACAAATCTCTAAAAAGTACAGGGTTTCCGAAAAAGAACTCATGGGTTATTTTGAGAAAGAAATGTTAACAATTTAAGGATATAGAGATGGCTTTAAAATTAATTAGACACGCTGGTACGATTACTGCATCAACTATGGGTGACGATGCAGCTCATGGTCTTGAATTAGGTAAACTTGTGAGAGGAAACGCAATTAGGGTAAGTGAGTTTGCTGGACAAGATATTTTCATAAAGGTGACAAGTATAGATGCACAGACAGCAGTGACTTCAAGTAACGGAATGTATGTAAAAGGAGGCACTACAGTCACAGTTGTACCAGAGGGTGATAGACCATCAATTACTGGTGATGATGGTGCATTTTTTATAGTACAAGACACTTCCGCCAATGAAGGAGATAAAATATTAAACGAAGATGATACTGGTCATGCTATTATATTAGATGCGGCTGAGGAAGCATACTATTTATCTGCAATTAATGAAACTGCAAGTAGTGATGGTGCAGTTCATGTAGAGATTGTAGCATTGGGTAACACAATATGACACAGACAGTAAAATTAATCTCAGAAGAAATACAAGACGTAGAATATATCTGCGAGGAAAAGGATAATGGGAACAAGACATACAAGATTAAAGGTGTCTTTATGCAAGCAGACATAAAGAACAGAAATGGTCGTGTCTATCCTATGGAAGTCCTAAATAATGAAGTAAACAGATATAACAAAGAATATATAGGACAAAAACGTGCGTTTGGTGAGTTGGGACACCCAGATGGCCCAACAGTAAATCTTGAGAGAGCATCACATATGATCACATCTCTCAAACCAGACGGAAAGAATTTCATTGGTGAAGCGAAGATACTTAACACACCAATGGGAAATATTGTTAAATCTTTGATGGACGAGGGTGCAAAACTTGGAGTTTCATCAAGAGGAATGGGGAGTTTAGACCAGAAGAATGGTGCTAACTATGTGAGAAAAGACTTTTACCTGGCGACTGCGGCTGATATTGTTGCAGATCCTTCCGCTCCAAATGCGTTTGTGCAAGGAATTATGGAGGGAAAAGAGTGGGTTTGGAACAATGGTTCACTCGTAGAGGCAGAACTTGAACGTCAAAAACGAAGAATAAATGAACGAGTTCGGAAACGACAGGCAAACGAGAACGCCTTAGAATTTATAAGGTTTCTCAAAAAGTTATAATTTATAAATAAATATTAAAGTTAAAAGGAGACATCCCCATGTCAAATACAGATAAAACTATAGAAGAGTTGGAAGCGGAAGTCATGGCTGAACTCGAAGAAGCTAATGGTCACGATCCACATAAAAAAGGTGCAACAGCAGCCGAACCAATGAAAAAAGTCAAGAATGGTGAAATACAAGACACTGGTAAAGCAGTAGTTGACCCAGAACAAAAAGATGCACCAGCAAAGAAAGTTGCTGGAGCCGCCAAAGAGATCAGTGGTGATGCAGCTCAAAAGGGTGAAGGGAAACCTGACAAAATGAAAAAAGTAAAAGAAGGATACACAGACGAAGAAATTCGTGAGTTATGTCACTCAAAAGACCATGACTGTGCCGTTGTAGTAGAACACCCTGTATGGGGTAAGGGTAAACCAGTTCATGGTTCACACGCAATACCAACAGATGACGGATATGTAGAGTGGTATGATGTACAGTTCAAACATGGTATAGAAGAGAAAGTCATGGCATCTGACATGAAAGTTCTTGAAGAGGCTGGACATAAAGCAGAAGAGAAAATGCCTAAGACTAAAAATGGTAAAATGGAAAATATCATGGCCATGATGAAAAAGATGCCTGCAAAAGAAGTTGAAGAACTTTATGCACAAGTCATGAATAAAGGCGATGATGATGAAGAAGAAGATGAGGATATGAACGAAGCAATCGAAAAGAGATTGGAAACAGTTGATGTTTCAGAACACGTTGATGCACTCATGAACGGAGAGGGTGACCTTTCTGAAGACTTCAAGAGAAAGGCTGCAACAGTATTCGAAGCTGCAGTCAAGTCAAAAATTCGTGACGAAGTTACTAGACTAGAAGGTCAGTATAAAACAGAATTAGATGAGTCTATAGAACAGACAAAGGAAGAGTTATCAGAGAAAGTTGATACTTATCTGAACTACGTTGTCGAAGAATGGATGAAAGAAAATGAACTCGCAGTCGAAAGAGGCCTAAAAGGTGAGATTGCAGAAGATTTCATTTCTGGGTTGAAGCAACTATTTGAAGATCATTATGTAGACGTACCAGATGAAAAATATGATGTGTTAGAAGCACAATCTGAAAAGATTACTGAATTAGAGGGTAAACTTAACGAGGCAATATCAAATATTGTAACATTAAGAAAAGACAAAACCTCTCTAATAAAGGAAAAGGCGATATCAGAAGCAACTGAAGATCTCGCCGATACAGAAATTGAAAAGTTCAAGTCACTTACTGGAGATGTGGAGTTCACAGACGAAAGTTCTTTCAAAGAGAAGTTAGATACTCTAAAGGAATCATACTTCCCTAAACAAAAGAAACCAGTAGAGATTGAAACTGTAGTTGATGATGAGGAATCTGGCAATGCACAGGACGTTGATGTTACTGGTTCAATGAACTCATATATGAGGGCAATCGGTAAATTTGGCAATGGTGCAAAGTAACGAAAATTATAAATAAGTAGATAAATATTTAAAAAGGAGAAGCATTATGTTTCAGACAGAACATCTACAAGAGAAGTGGTCGCCAGTCCTTGCACACCCAGATCTACCTAAGATTGAGGATGCATACAAAAGGGCAGTTACTACTTTAATTCTTGAAAACCAAGAAAAGGCACTTAGAGAAGATAGAGCGTTTCTATCTGAAGCCGCACCAGAAAACAGCACTGGTACTTCTATAGATAATTGGGATCCGATCCTAATATCTCTTGTCAGAAGGTCTATGCCTAACTTAATTGCGTATGATATATGTGGTGTCCAACCAATGACTGGGCCTACAGGTCTTATATTCGCAATGAGATCAAGAAAGACTTCACAAACTGGTGCAGAAATGCTCGCAGACGAGTCACTTCAAGATTTCTCAAACCAAAACGCACAAGGAACAACAGGTGGTGGAGATATCACTGATACTGCAACTAACCCTGCTGTTCTTAACGATAGTCCATCTGCTGGAACATACGAAACTGCAACTGGTATGACAACTGCACAGGGTGAAGCATTAGGTGATAACTCATCAACTAACACATTCGCTCAAATGGCGTTCTCAATTGAGAAGCACACAGTTACCGCTGTTACTAGAGCTCTAAAGGCAGAGTACACAATGGAACTTGCACAAGACTTGAAAGCAATTCATGGTCTTGACGCTGAAACTGAACTTGCAAACATCTTATCTGCTGAAATACTTGCAGAAATAAACAGAGAAGTTGTTAGAAATATCTACGTTTCTTCTGTTGCTGGTGCTCAAGTGAACACAACTACCGCTGGTATCTTTGACTTAGATACAGACTCAAATGGTAGATGGTCAGTTGAAAAGTTCAAAGGTCTTATGTTCGCACTTGAAAGAGATGCAAACGCTATCGGTCAACAAACAAGACGAGGAAAAGGTAACATGGTTATTTGTTCTGCTGATGTTGCATCTGCACTTCAAATGGCTGGTGTTCTTGACTATACTCCTGCTCTTAACAACAACTTGAATGTTGACGACACAACAACAACTTTTGCTGGTGTCCTTAATGGACGTTACAAAGTGTATGTTGACCCATATTCTGCAAACGTAGCTGCATCACAGTATTATGTTTGTGGATACAAAGGAACATCACCTTATGATGCTGGTATGTTCTACTGCCCATACGTTCCATTACAAATGGTTCGTGCAGTTGGGGAACACACTTTCCAACCAAAAATCGGTTTTAAAACTCGATATGGTATCGCAGCCAACCCATTCCACACAGGAACAGTTGCAGCTTCTGCTGAGGGAGCGATCTCCATCTCTGCAAATACTAACAAGTATTACAGAAGAGTTAAAGTTACAAACCTCATGTAATCAGTATAATATTATTAGTGTAAACTTGGAGGGGTCGCAAGACCCCTCTTTTTTAGGAGAAAGTAATGACAAAAGAAGAACATAGAAAATATGTTGAATGGTTATGTAGAATCTGGAATATAAAATTTAATAAAAATAATTAGACCTTAGTGGTCTTTTTTTTTGACCTAAATAATATTATGGCACAAACTTATGGAATAGATAGACAACCAACTCAGTTAGACTATGCAAGTCCGACTCAGTTTAAGTTTTCTATTATGCAATTACCTAAAGTAGAATTTTTTACTACGGCTGCAAATCTTCCAGGCATCACCCTTGCAGATGCAATTTTTCCTACACCATTTACTAATATTCCAGTGCAAGGTGACAAACTAACATTTGACAATTTAACTATTGGTTTTATAGTAGATGAGAGTTTAGAAAATTATATACAACTTCATAAATGGTTATATGGTATAGGGTTTCCAAAAAGTAGACAACAATTTACTGAATTTAGATCAGATGAGTCAGTAACACCAACTGCAACAAGAGGTATTAGTGATGATATTGGTGATGTAAAACCAGCAACACCATCTAGAGGTCTTTTTGGAGATGCAACACTTACAATACTTTCAAATAAAAACAATCCACTTGTAGAAGTTAGATTTAGAGATGTTTATCCAGCATCACTAAGTGGATTAGATTACAATCAAAACAATACAGATGTAGAGTATTTTACAGCGACCTGTGATTTTAAATATACTTTGTATGAAATTGTGACTTTATAATGGAGATTAGACATGACAATATTCAAAGACCCAGAAAACACTAATTATATTTTTTATGGCGTACTAATTGTTTTTGTAATAGTGGCTAGTTTGTTTTGGGGTGAACCAGCAAAAAGTCAACAATCAATGGACTTAAAATTGTTGCACAAACATATTGATAGACAAGTAAGTACTGCATCAAAACCTGTATTATGCAATCACCCAGACACAATAATACAATTAGTAGATAAGTGGGGTGAAAAACCAAAAATGAAATTATATAACGTATCATCTAATTTGAAGGGTATTATAATATCAACTAATATTATTTTTGGTATGAATATTGAAACTGGAACTTGGAGTCTTGTTGAGTTTATCAATCCAGATTGGGCCTGTATAATTGGAAATGGTAGTGGTGCAGAAGTCATTATAAATAACTAAAGTATGATTATTGATGATGATATAAAATTAGATTATTCAGACGTATTAATTCGTCCTAAAAGGTCTACACTCACATCACGATTTGATGTGGAGATGAAAAGAACCTACACTTTCTATCACAGTAAAAAACAATGGACAGGTGTTCCTATCATGGCTGCAAACATGGACACAGTTGGAACATTTGAAATGCACAAAGCATTAAACAAGTACGATATGATTACTTGTATCGCAAGACACTATAACTACGATAAAGAAAACTGGTGGAAACTACCCTACGAAAATTCTGCAAATACATTGTGTGTAATGGGTGGAATATCTGAAAAAGATTTACAGGTACAATCTGAAATATACCAAAACAGTAAATGTGCATTTCTTGGATTAGACGTTGCAAATGGATATACAATTAGTTTTGTAGATGCAGTTAAGAAAACCAGAGATATGAATCCAGATGCAACAATTATTGCTGGTAATGTAGTGACTGCTGATATGACACAAGAGTTAATACTTGCTGGTGCAGATATTGTAAAGGTCGGAGTAGGGCCTGGTTCTGTCTGTACAACACGAATAAAAACTGGAATAGGGTTTCCACAATTAAGTGCAGTAATAGAATGTGCAGATGCAGCTCATGGTTTGGGTGGTCACATAATCGCAGATGGTGGTTGTAACAGTTCTGGAGATATTGTTAAAGCATTCGCTGGGGGTGCAGATTTTGTTATGATTGGTGGTATGTTATCTGGGCATGATGAATGTGATGGAGAACTTATTTTTGAAGATGATAATGAAGTGCCAGTAGGTATGAAGTTCTATGGTATGGCATCTGAGTCTGCAATGGATAGACATCAAATAGGTAACAGAGAATATAGAGGAGTTGAGGGTAAAACAGTAATAGTTCCATATCGTGGTGCAGTCGAAAATACCCTTATAGATATATTAAGTGGTGTTCGTTCTGCGTGTACATACATGGGTGCGAAAAGATTGAAATCACTATCAAAGTGTGCAACTTTTATACGAGTAAATAATACACATAATAGAGTTTATGAATGATGGAGAATGAATGACGTTAGACGAATTGAAACTTCAAGTCAAAAAAGACTTGGAGGTAGATGATGAAACTCTTGACAAAGAGTCCTACAAAAATCAAGAACTTTACGCAAAATACTTAGATCACAAAACGAACTTTGAACTCCTATTGTACAAAGCAAAAGGTGACTATAAAGTTTTGTTTAGAGATAAGTGGGAGTATTATGGTGGTAAGGCAGATGCAAAAATATATGTAACCAAACCATTTGACCTAAAAGTTCTCAAGACAGATTTGAATATATACATAGAATCAGATGAAGACATAATCAAAGCAGAACATAAAATCGCATATCTGGAAACAACCATCAAATATATTGATGGGGTTTTAAGGTCGGTACAAAGTCGTGGTTGGGATATTAAAAATGCGATTAGTTGGAAACAATTTGAGGCTGGAATGATATGAACGCAAAATGGATATCACTTCAAATGAATTGGATAGGATATTATGAAAACATAGTATCGAATGATCTATGCGATAAAATCATAGACTATTGTGATAATATCAAACCCTTACAAAAATCTACATACTCAACATCTGATGGTAAGTCAGATAGAAGTGATGAGCGAGTAAAGATGGATGATGGTTGGTTTCGTAACGGAGAACAATACTACAAAGAAATAAGAGAGTGTTTTATGTCTACACTTAAAGAGTATCAAAAGAAACACACCGACTGTGTTTGTCAAAGATATACAGACTTCAGACTGAACAAATACTCTGAGGGTGGGTTCATGTCAAGACACATAGATAACATACATCACTCACATGGACAGACATATGGATATCCTCAACTGACATCTTTATTGATGTTAAATGATGATTATGAGGGTGGAGATTTTATTGTTGCAAACAACGAGTTTAAAACTAAAAAAGGTTCTGCAATAGTATTTCCATCTAACTTCATGTTTCCCCATGCAGTTACAAAAGTTGAAAAAGGAACGAGGTATAGTATAGTAACATGGCTAATGTAGAAAGACACGAATTTTTTCCAACCTGTTTATACAGGTTCAAACATGAATTTGAAGACAACGAACACAATCAAATGGTAAAACATATTGAGGATAATAGTCTAATAGAAAAAAATAATCAGTTAATTAAAATAACTGGAAGTCAACCACAAAATGAATTACACAAAACAGATACGTTTGCAAACCTAACTAAAACAATTACAGAGGTAACTAAAACTATCTTAGAAGAACAAGAGTATATGGGAGAGGTAGAGATTACAAATATGTGGGGTAATATATTAAGACCACAATCTCAAAGAGCTCATGCACCACACTCACATTCAAATAATTTTTTATCTGGTGTCTTTTATTTAAAGACATCATCTAATACATCACCAATACAATTCTTTGACCCAAGACCACAATCAAGTGTATTAAAACCAAGAAAAAGTGGATTTAATAAACTCAACTCAGACATGGCTCAGTTTGAATCTGAAACTGGTTGGGGTGTAGTTTTTCCATCTTGGTTAGTACATTGGGTGCCTGAAACAAAAGACGAAAGAATTAGTATTGCGTGGAATATAATAGTTCGTGGTGAATATGGTGAACCAAACACACTCCAAAATGCACATATCTAAAGTAAACGAGGTTTACTTAAATTTGGAAGTTGATTCAGGTTTGGGTCAGGAACTTTCAGACTATTTTACCTTTGATGTGCCAGGTGCAAAGTTTATGCCTATGTATAAAAAACGTATCTGGGATGGTAAAGTTAGATTATATTCACAACAAACAGGTAAGATATACTGTGGACTTTTACCTTATGTAAAAAAGTTTTGCTCAAAAAACTCAATTGACTACATAATAGAAGAGGGGGTTGAAGATGACAGGAATCTTATTCGTGAGGATGTTAGAAAATTTACCGAATCACTACGTCCACAGTCGAAAGGGAAAAAACTTGATATACGAGATTACCAAACAGATGCCATATTTCATTCTTTACGAAAACATCGCTCTCTTATTATTTCTCCTACTGCATCTGGGAAGTCATTAATAATATATACGTTAGTTAGGTATTATAACCTACTACTCAAAGATAAAAAAATACTCATACTCGTACCCACCACATCATTAGTAGAACAGATGTATTCTGATTTTATAGACTATGGTTGGAGTGATAAAAATATTCACAGGATATATTCTGGACATGAACGTACTACAGACAAACCTGTAGTCGTATCTACATGGCAGTCTTTATATAAGATGCCTAAAAAATATTTTAAAGATTTTGGTTGTATCATAGGTGATGAAGCACATCTTTTTAAAGCAAGGTCACTTACAAGTATACTAACTAAATTAGAGAACTGTAAATATCGTCATGGGTTTACAGGAACATTAGACGGAACACAAACACACAGATTAATATTGGAGGGTTTATTTGGTACAGTAGAAAAGGTTGTGTCAACAAAAGATCTTATGGATAAAAATACACTTGCAAAACTAAACATAAAATGTATTGTTCTTAAACACGCAGAAGAAGAATGTAAAGAAATAAAAGGATGCACATACGCAGAAGAAATGGATTATCTTGTATCACATACAAATCGTAATAGATTTATTGTTAATTTATCTATGGCTTTAGAGGGTAATACATTAATATTATATCAGTTCGTAGAAAAACATGGTAAAATTCTTTATAGATGGTTAGAATATTTTTGTTATAAATCTGGCCAGGGGTTAGGATTGGGTTTGGATGAAACAAAAAAAATATTTCTTGTTGATGGTGAAACTCCCACAAAAAGAAGAGAACTAATTCGTGAGGCTGCAGAAAAAAATAATAATATGTTTATTGTTGCATCCTATGGTACTTTTAGTACTGGTATTAATATAAAAAATATAAACAATATAATATTTGCAAGTCCATCAAAATCAAGAATAAGAGTGTTACAGTCTATTGGTAGAGGTTTAAGAACATCAGATACAAAAGATACAGTGACAATTTATGATATTGCAGATAATTTATCTCATACCGCTTGGACTAATTTTACGTTTAATCACTTTCAAGAACGAATAAATATATACAACGAAGAAGAATTTGACTATCAGATAGATAAAGTGAGATTGAAAAAAAATGATTGATCTTTTTGGATTTCCTATAGGTAATTATAAAATAAATCCTAATGATTATGATAAGGAAAAAATTATAAGTGATATAATTCATAATTATGAAATAGATTCTAATAGAAATAGTTGGGACAGAGTTAGTTACATACATCAACAAACAGCAGATGAGGGTAACGATAAATTTAGAGAGATAGATTATTCAAGTTTGTTACCATTATACGATGAAAAAATTAGAGAGTATTTAAGTAATTTTAAATTTAAAAGAGATTATCGTTATACGTTTAGAATAGCAAATTATACTTGCAGTGGTAAAGAACAATTTATGAATAAACACATACATAGTGGTTGTGTATTTAGTGCTGTCCATTATATAAAATTTAAAAAGGGAGAACATATAGGAACAAAGTTTCATAATAGACATTCTCACATTGATTATATAACATCATTATCTGATCAATTCACTAAAATGAAAGATATAAATGATATAGCAAACTCTTGGGCTTTAAGAAGTTGGATATTTGAAATTGAAGAAGATGATATTTGTTTTTCTCCAGCAACATTGATGCACAGTGTACCTAAACAAGAGAGTGACAATTTAAGGATGACTATTGCCGTAAATATAGATATACACGAAAAAGAATAAAATGACAAATATAAACGTAATAAAATTATTAAATGGTGAAAACATTATCTGTAATGTAGTTAATGATTCGGATAAAACTATAGAAATAAAATCACCACTTAAAATGGAAACTATTTCTAGAGTTACAAAAACAGGTATTGTCGAGTCTTTGAGTTTGGGTAAATGGATGCAACCTTTTAGTGATGAAAACACGTTTAGTTTAAATAAAACTTCAGTAATTTTAAATACCCCTGTCACAATAGGGTTGAGTAAATATTATGAGTTCGTATTAAAAAAGATGGACATTGATAAAGGCCCATCTGAAGAAGAATTGAAAGCAATTGAGGAAGAAGAAAAACAAGAACTAAAAGACCAAATGTTAGAATACATCAAAAATGATGTAACTATACATTAATCTCTATATACAACACAGTTGATTATACACACAAGTATATAGTTTGTCAAGACCAAAAAAGGTATTGACATAGATTTATTTTTATGGTACATTGGTTCTAATAACTATTTTTTATGTAAAGGATTATCATGGCTCGAACTAAGAAGAAAAGTATACATTATGTCGATAATGCAAAGTTTCTTGAAGCAATGAAAGAGTGGAAAGACCAGTGTAAAGATGCAGAAGAAACTGGTGATGAGAAACCAAGAATATCAAATTATATTGGTGAATGTTTTCTCAAGATTGCAAATGGATTATCGTACAGACCTAATTTTATCAATTATACATATAAACAAGAGATGATATCAGATGGTATAGAAAACTGTCTGCAATATGTACATAACTTTGACCCAGATAAATCTAAAAACCCCTTTTCATATTTTACACAGATAATATATTTTGCGTTTATTCGTAGGATACAAAAAGAAAAGAAACAAGCACATATAAAAAATAAGATGATAGAAAAAAGATCTTATGACACCTTTACAGTTATGGAGGGTGATGATACACAATATCAAGTTAGAGGATTTGACCCAGACTTGATGTTACCAGATGAAGATGTGTATAAACCTAAGAAGAAAGAAACTACACAAAAGACAAATGGTTTAGAGAACTTTATGGAGCCTGACGATTGAAGATAGCCCTAATAACTGACACACACTTTGGTGCGAGAAACGACAACGTAAATTTTAATGAATACTTCTACAATTTCTACGAGGGATTGTTCTTTCCTTATTTACAACAAAATAATATAAAACATTGTATACATCTTGGAGATTTGATGGATAGACGAAAGTTTGTATCATATCGAATATTGAAAGATTTTAGAGAGAGATTTATACAACCATTTAATTATTTGAAAATAAATCTACACATTTTGGTAGGAAACCATGATATTTATTTTAGAAATACAAATGATGTGAACTCTTTACAAGAGTTATTAGGTGAACGACACGACAACATACATTTATATCCAGAAGCACAAGAGGTAGACTTTGATGGATTTCCTATATTGATGATGCCTTGGATTAATCCACAGAACGAGATATATTCTTTTGGTATGATGGACGAAACCAAAGCAGACACAATGATGAGTCACTTAGAGGTGGTTGGATTTGAAATGCATGGTGGACACACATCTGAGTCTGGTTTTGACAAAGAACAATTCAAACGATTTGATACAGTATTCTCTGGACACTATCATAAGAAATCAGATGATGGTCAGATATATTATCTTGGAACACCATATCAAATGACATGGAGCGATTACAATTGTTCAAAAGGTTTTCATGTATTTGATACAGAAACTAGAGAACTGACACGAATAGTAAATCCACAGAAGATATTTGAAAAGATATACTATGATGACACACAAGAGGATTATGATGGTCACGATGTCGATCAGTACAAAAGTAAATATGTAAAACTCGTAGTAGTTAATAAAAATGATTTATACAAGTTTGATAAATTTACAGACAAACTATTTAAGGCTGATTGTCATGAAGTGAAGATAATAGAGGATTTTACAGACCTAGATGCAAACACAGTATCAGATGATATCGTAGAAAACACGCAAGATACTATGACACTATTAGGAAAATATATAGATGACTTAGATGTAAACCTAGATAAAACTAAACTAAAAGGTGATATATCAAAACTGTATCATGAGGCACAGGATTTAGAACTATGAAAATTGATGATATGCACTTTTTTAATATGGGATATTTAGATATAAAAATTCCTGATAATTTATTTCAATCATTAAAAAATGAATGTTACACAACAGGTTATGAAAATGAAGAAATGGTTTCTGCAATAACTGGAAGCGGTGTGCCTGTACACAGATATATTGAAAACGAAGAAAATTTACAAAATCTTCGAGACTTTTTAAAAACATTAGTACCTATTTACAAAGAAAGGTATGGTTTAGACCCATCTGATGGAATAATTAATAGAAGTATTAATTATGAAAATTCAGTTAATAAAACAAAATTTATAATACATAGGCCATGGATAAATTACCATAAAAAACATGAATTTATTCCTAAACACAACCATCTTGGAGTTTTTAGTTATACTATATGGATAAACATCCCTTACGACAGTAAAGATGAGATAAAACAGGGTAATGATTATGCATCGTGTTTTCAATTTCATTATACTGATACATTAGGTGGGACTCAAAAAGTAACAATTAGATTAAATAAAAATGATGCTGGTAGAATGTTATTTTTTCCATCTCTTTTATCACATCAAGTTTACCCTTTCTATACAACTAATGAAACTAGAATATCAATCTCTGGAAATTTATCAATAAACATCGACAATACTGAAAACCTATGACAAAAACTTATATTCATGTAAATCAACATAAAATTCGTGCAAATAAAAAGCATGGAACTAACGAACCAGTAATAACAATAAAACAAGGTAGAAAAAATACCTACTGTCACTCAGTAGAAGTGCTGGGCCCCTCTGTTGTTCGTTATGGTGGAAATGATCACCCAATACTACCATGTGGTGCAAGAGTGGTTATCGAAACTGAAAGTGAAGTGAGGATAAATGACTAATATTAGAACAGACTCGCTGAATGGAGTGCTAGTTCAGTATAAGAAAACATCATTTAGATTAACTGATGAGGAGTTGAATATAATTGTTAGTAAAGACTATCATCAACCAATGGAAAATCACTTAACAAAAACTCGTTTTTTATTAAAAGACCCCAGATTAAAACGTATAAAAAATTTCTTAGATGAACACATGAAAAACTATATTGAGAATACTGTTGAGATAGAAAATAAATTTATTATGACACAGAGTTGGTCAACCACTACAAAGAAAGGTGAGAGACATCATCCACACAATCACCCAAATAATATATTTAGTTTAGTATTTTATGTTGATGCTGTAGAAGATAGTGGAAATATTATGTTTAACCTTGAAAGTAGACTGAGAGAAAGATATAATTTTTCATTTAAGGTTAAAAACTGGAATACTTTTAATTCATATTCTTGGGAGTATCAAGTTAGAACTGGAGATTTAATATTATTCCCATCATGGGTGACTCACGAAACTAAACCAAACCTAAGTGATAAGAATAAAATCATTATTGGGGCCAACTATTTTGTGCATGATGTAATTCAAAATGGCTCTGGAGTTGAGAAGATGGATATACAATTAGGAGATGTTGATGATGATTAAAGATATATTAACTATATTGGGTGTAAAAAAACATCCAGAAGAATCAGATGATAATGTTGATACTAAAGTAAATATACACACTCTTTATAAACACAGATGGGTATGGTATCACTTGATTTTGTGTATACAGATGATACTTACAAACATACTACTTATTGGGATATTAATAATACTGGCGGTGAAACTATGAATAAAGAAGCAGTGATAACACATTTTGTAATGTTCATATTTGGTTGTGTTACTATGTACATGATGGTCAACTATCTATGATAATATTTAAATATGCAAGGTGGAAAAACTTTCTATCTACTGGCAACACATTTACAGAGATACAACTAGACAGAAGTCCTACGACACTTATCATAGGTGAGAACGGAGCTGGTAAGTCTACGATATTAGATGTTCTCTGTTTTGGTTTGTTTGGTAAACCATTTAGAAACATCAACAAAAACCAACTGGTCAACTCAATCAACAACTCATCAACCATGATAGAGATTGAGTTCTCTATTGGAACAAGAGATTACAAAGTTATTCGTGGTATAAAACCAAATAAGTTTGAGATATACCAGAATGGTAAGATGATGAACCAAGAGGCAAACGTCAGAGATTACCAAAGAATACTAGAACAACAAATACTCAAACTGAATTACAGGTCGTTCACACAAGTTGTGATACTTGGTAGTTCAACATTTGTACCTTTCATGCAACTCAAGGCCACGCACAGGCGTGAGGTTGTAGAAGAAATATTAGATATTAAAATATTCTCTGTAATGAACTTACTCGCAAGACAACAACTCAAAAGTCTATCTGATGAAATCCGTGAGGTAGATTATGAGTATGATATTACATCTGAAAAAATAGAACTACAAGAAAACTTTATTGAAGATATCAAGAAGAACAAAGATAGTATCATAGAGGAAAAACAAACTACCATATCTAAAAATGATGAACAGATATCAGAAAGAGGCATATCGAAGATGGGTTTTGAAACAGAGGTTGAACTGTTACTAGAGGAGATGTCTGATGAAAAGTCCACAATAGACAAGAGAGATAAACTCAAAGATATGCAGTTCTCTATCAAAGACAAACATCATCGTGGGTCAACACTCATAAAATTCTTTGAGGATAATGATGATTGTCCAACTTGTGAACAACACATAGATGAAGAGTTCAAAAGAAAAAGTATAGAGAGTAAAAGTGTAGAGGTTGAGGAGCTATCTAAGGGTTTGAATAAGATGGCAGAGGAAATGTCTAAGATTGAAACACAGATAAAAGAGTTTACTGCAAAATCTAAACAGATACAAAGAAGTCGTGTAGAGATTGGAAAACTTGCAAGTAGTATTACTGAACTACAAAAGTTCAATGATAAGTTGCAATGGGATATCGAAGCATTAGAAAAAGGTAGTGTCGGTGATGCAGATACAGAGAAACTAAAAAATCTAAAAGAGACATTTGCAAAGATAGATGATCAGAGAAAAGGTTTGAAAGAGGAGAAAACTTACATAGATGCGATTAGGTCGATACTACAAGACACAGGTATCAAGACCAAGATTATCAAACAGTATCTACCGATAATGAACAAATTGATAAATAAGTATCTCACATCTATGGAGTTCTATGTCAACTTCACACTCAATGAGAACTTTGAAGAAACTATCAAGTCAAGGTTTCGTGATGAGTTCACCTATTCATCATTTAGTGAGGGTGAGAAGATGCGTATTGACCTTGCGTTACTGTTTACTTGGAGAGCCATCGCAAAGATGAAAAACTCTGCGAATACAAATCTATTGATACTTGATGAGATATTCGATAGTTCACTAGATGGAACAGGA